TTGGCCAGAGCTTTCGTATCTCTCTACACAAAAATTACTGGAAGATTGTGGCCTCATCCAGTAATCTATTTGAGTTGCGGGTGGAAAAACATAAGGGCGAGCTACAGAGTTTTCTTTAAAACTTGATCGACCTGCAGATCTTACTAACGGCTTGTTTGTTGACGGTCCAAAACTAGCTTTATGCATAGCGCCATATTCGTTTCCTCCAGAGTCCATACTTTCATGACTTCCTTCGTTCCCTATATTTTCATCAAAGTTTTTTGCTCCATTTTCACCAAATGATAGGGTTCTTTTCCCTTCTTGCGAGAAACTTTGAAATGCATCCGTATCTGTAGTTGACCTAAAATCTTCTCCCGTTGGAGCTACAACAAAGCTGAATTGACCGCCATGTATTAACTCAATGGACTCAAGGTTTGGTGGGTTTTCATAAATATAAGCATCTTCATTGTCATAGTCATAGTTTTCAACACTCGAATTAATTACTTTAGTCCCAACTCTAAGTTGGCCATAAATTACTGGAACTGGAGATCCCTGTTGGGTTTTGTTTTCATTCTGAGAGTATATGAAAGAGTTCGTCTCTATAATTTCGTATTCTGGAACATCATCTTCCTGTATGACATTTTTTGTAAATTTATTAACTAGTTTCTGCATTCCAAAACCTAGCGCGGCATTGGCTATTCCAGCTCCAATTGGATTATTTCCGAAAAAAGACCCCATCATTGCCATCATTCCCCCGTGACCCTGAGGGGAAGCAACTATGTCATAGTGGTCACTTTTTAATATAATATGTCCGCAATACCCGTCGTATTTATTATTTTTGCTGTCAACAAATGAATAACTAACTCCAGATAAAGATTTCTTAATAATGTAGCGTCTAAAGCCTTTAAAGTTTGTACATAGCGCATTAATTGCTTCATAGGGGCTAGACACATCTAGTTCTATTTCTGAAGCAAATAGATCAGCCATTTCCCCGTGTAAAACAAATTTCTTCATAAATCCTTGTACCTATATACTTTATACACTTTATTCAATGATTCAGGCGTAAATAATTCCTTTCTAGGATAGGCTCCAATAGGATGATGGTATATGGTATTTTCCCCTTCGTAAATGCATAAATGAAAAAGATGGCTCGTAGACGGTTTTGTTACCAGAATATCATACTTGTTTATATCTTCAACTTCTGTAAAAACCTTATTCATTTCTTCTATTAAGTATTGATTAGGATCGCTTCTTTTTCTAGCCCAATTAAAAACAAAATCCTGTAACTTTATATTAAATTTAAAATAGAAAAAATCTTTTATAAATGTAACACAATCCTGAAAGTAGGGTATAAAAATTCTACGTTCTAGGGGTACGGGTTTTTGTGATTTTGGAAAATAAACAAATTGACCTTTGGTCTTTATGGAGAAAATCATTGATGGCAAAGATAGGGATTCAGCTACCTCTATATCATCAATGCTTGGAGTTTCATCGAAGTCTTTAGTATGACTATGAAACAAAGCTATAATTTTATTATTTAAATATAACTCGTAAAACTTTTTATTATTAAAAGAAAAATAATTTGGATTAATTTTATTTTCATTATTAAATTCTAAAAAATCATAATCTAAATCATCTTTTATATAGAATACCCCACAGCATTCATTATCCTTAGATAAAGAACGTTTTATTGCTGACAGAATAGGCTTACTGTTCCCAAGTCCCAGGGAATCCTCCAAATGGTAATCCCTTGGTTGATTCTGTTGTTCCAAATCTAGATCTGCATCCATGAATATTTTTAGGGCAAGCGTCTTCTATCCAGTGGTCTTTACTGTTGTCTGGCTTTTTTCCTACTGTTCCATTTTCAAGACAAACGTAAAACTTAGGAGATGCGGAAGGATTCGTTGCACTTTCGATTTTAACGTAATCGCCCTGATTGTATGTTGTTGATATATTAAAAGTTCCTTGGTCATTAAGGGTTCCTGAAAAGGCATTACCCCTACCGTCTGTACATGGCGGACCATTGTAGCCACAACCTACTGAATGCCTGTACTGCCATTGGCAAGTATTGTATACTATTTTTCTGTTAGGAACAAAAGCTCTCTCTTTCTCGAGGGCTGACGCTAGCTCAAAGGAAACTACCGTAGAATTTTCGGCAGTTTTTTGATTGACTACATATTTTTCTATAGGAAAAGAATCTTCTGTTGGGGAGCCAAAGGGGTTAGTATTATTTGGGAAATTCTTGCCATGCAGAAATCTTACGAAGGTTCTAATTCTCCTAACTTCGTAGCCTATGAAGTCTTTAAAAAATCTAGTTTTTAAACTAAAAAAACTATCCGTATTATCAAGTGTCAAAGTTGGTCTAGGTAAAGAGTCTTCTGAGTAATCAAAGCCTTCAGCTTTAACAGGTATATAGTGATACGCATTATCACCATTACCGTTTCCATAATACAAAGTGTTTGCATATCCGTTTTCACCTGCATGAAAATAATATTTTGCCCCACCAGAATCTTTGAGAACGATTTCATATAGAGTTACTATAACCGAAGGTTCGAGCTCAAATATCTCCTTATGTATTGATAAATCCATTTAAATTATAATAAAATTAATTACTTAAACATTCCATAAATGTTGCGCTAATAGAATGATTGCCTAAATAGTTGAAGGTGTGTTGCCATTCTGGGCAATAAAAAAAACTTAAACCAGACTTATTTGGCGGTGTGGAGCTAGAGGATTGAAGGTTGCCACCATAGTCTTTTTGAGGATGAAAGCAAAATTTCTTATACCCAAGATGGCTTTCGAGAAAAAATAAAATTCTTTTAGCTTCAAGGTCTGAACGACCATCAAAAGTAATAGATAAATTATTTAAATTAGGATTAAAACCATACTTATGAAATTTATTATAAAAATCTGTTACGGTTGCATTTCTGTATTTTGGTGAGCTTTGGATCGGGATGTAGTTTGTCGGCCTAAAATCAAACATTTTAAAATCAATCTCTGAATTATTGTAAGTAGGCTTATTTGGATAATAAGAGCAGTCATTTGGATTATGTATATATATTGAGTTTCTAAAATTGGTATGTTGTGAAGAAAAATTTCCAGCTGGGAATCCATGCTTTGCATTGATTGTTATACTTTTTTGTTGATTGTTTTGCATTTCAACTGGGAAATTAACTTTTGCAGTTCTATAGTCTACATTATTGTATAAAGTGTTATTGGAGTTTAATTTGCAAAAATTATCTGTCGCAGTAAAGTTGGCCGTTTGATCTGAAGAATTTGCACTAATAGAAGAATTTGATAGCTTACAGTCTATGGTAGAATTATGCCCAGCAGAGGAGTCTACATTTTGAAGTATACTACCCCCAACAGAAATCATATTAGCTTGAATAGAATTAACATCAAAAGACATTTTACTATGTGAAAAATCTAAGCATGAAAATTTATTACTTTTATAAGGGAAGCATGGTTGAAAATCAAATGGAATAATTCTTTTATTTGTAAACTTACCTTCATTGGAGTATGCCTGAGCTTCATAATCAAATTGCTGTTGCAGGAAAGATAAGATGTCTTTGGCTTGTATGTCGGTTAGCCCTTCAAATTTAGCTGAAAAGCTCATTGTGAGTCCATTTATACCTTTAAGTAGTCTTTGATAGTGGTTGTCACCAAATGTGTTTTCGTGAGCTACTGAAGAAAATGATGCGGTTGACCCGAAACTGCAAAGGTTCGATAATGAGGTAACTGTTGATCTTTTGATATTCATTATGAGTATGATTGATTGACGGATATAGATCCATTTAAGTAGCCAGCAGAGCTTACCGAAAGGCTTTGAGACGTAATTACGCCACTGCAAGAGAACTTATTCATAAGCCCGTTCGAGTTGTCGCTAAATCCGTCATAATTTAGATCACTTAATTCTGCTGTAATGTTAGCTCTTTTTCCGTTGAAGCCTTCTGATAGAATGTTTGGATCAAGGTTGTCTCCATCAATTGTTAGCTGAATATTAGTATTTGATTTAGTTACCCTAACAGGAATCCTACCTTCTGCATGATCAATTCCAGTTGGAGATAAAAATATTGCATTTCTTTGTACATTCATGCTGTAAGAAAAAGCAATTGGGTGGTTTAGGCCAAGAGGGGAATGTCCTACAATTTGACTGGTTTCGCCGTGGGGTATAGATTGTTGCTGATACAAATCAGAAGAGTAATAGTTGCTAGTTAAAGATGAATTTTTTGTAAGCTCTCCAAATATAACGAAGGATGCAGAGGCTTGCGATATTCCATTTGGTTGAAGGGCGAAGCCATAAGAGGTAAGGTATGCATTATGGAATGCAAAATCGCCAAGGAATCCAGTAATTTTTTCTTCATCTATTGGTGGATATTTTAATGGATCTGAAAGTCCAGTGATGTTGAAAAAACTTTTAAGATTGCCAGTATTTGGATAGAAGCTGACATCTAAGGAGCCTTGAACTGGGCCAGTCGATACATAGTTGAAAATTGGCTCAAAATATCCGCTTTGGGACTCTTCTTCTGTAAGGGTCCAGCCTCCGCTCTTGGCATGTAAATCTACAATAAAATCATCTCCTTCAGGTGATACATCGTGAGTGAAATATAAATTTTTGTTATTAGGGAAAGAGACTTTTGTGCCTGACGGAATTTTAAATATAGATGTAGCTAGAGGTTTTGGGGGTCCATCAGTTGGGCCTAGACATACAGAGTGGTTGACTCCAGAAATGAAATTTGGGGAGCTGTACTGCATGTTTTGGCCAAATCCAAATTCACAAATCTGAATTAAATTGTCGTCTGTTTGCCTTGTGACTTCTAGTGGTTGACTTACGGAAAGAGATGCGCTTTCGGCAAAAATATATTCCCCCTCACCGCCATTAACGGAAAGATATAAAGGTACATCTTCATATGGTAAAAATTTCATTTCTTATTAATATATCCAGCATAAGTTAATTCCATAGATAAAATATCTGCACTACCCCCACGTATGGATCTACTTAG